CGCTATCCATGCCACAATCCCAACACGGATTCCATGCGAACGTTTCCCGGACATACAGGATATCTCCCGGACATATAGGACAAGTTCTCTCTGCTATACTTAGCTTCTCCATGTGTTGACGATCAGCAAAGTTATGTACCGCATAAGTTCTCTTGTCAGCATTGAAAAAATCCATATCCGGCACAGTATACTCATTGGCATCTTTGCAAATTCGTCTTGTACATCCCTTTCTTCCCTCCAGGATAGCCCGAACCATTTCTGTATTGAATAAAATTGGTAATACTCTCATGTGATCCTCCTTTAATTTACGCAAACCGGAGATGTCCGGTCTGCTATCCTTTCAACCTGTACGCCCTTGCCGGAAACCTCATTTTCTCGTCAAAGTACATCTCATTGACCATTCCACGTTGTTTCACCCCGTCATAATACACAAGTCTGCGTTGTGTATTATTCTCAACCATGATAATCTTCTCAACCATTACAACCTTGTACCACTCATGAGACACCGTGCTCATATCCATGACAATCAGCTGATTTATCATCTGTGTAATTTCATCAAAAGTAAGTTGCTCTCCGACATTCTCCTTTTCTATCCAATCTCCAGGCTTAAACTGTGGAATCTTTTTATTTCCCAGTACGCAATAATCATCAGGTGTTACTGGATAATTACAACCTCCCGATATGTCATATCCGCATGTATCACATGGCATCTCTGGCACATTTCCTTGTATAATTTGTTCAAACCCATTACAAACCAAAACATCATATTCGTAATGGCATGTATGACCACCGGATTCACAGGTTCCGCTTCTTCCGTATTTGCAATTTCGACACGGAAGAAGTGGTTTCCATTTTTTAGGATTTCCATATACTTTTATAAAATCTTCCGGTAATTCACCATTTGTTGAGTCCAAATAGGCCTTACATTCTTGTGCTGCTTTAGGTACCATCGTGTGTGGTCCATATCGCAAATATCTAAAGAGTGATCCTATGCCTACTTTCTCAATGTGTTCCTTGGGTTGCTGTCCAAACAATTCAAATAGGCTCATCTGCCCTTCGCACTGGATCATGGCATCACCTCCAGATCCTCCAACGGTACATAATGCTTCAAGTTATTTGCATAATAGACAACCGCACATTTAACAGTTTCTTTTGCTCTTTTAGATACATAAAATGCTTCTGGAATAATTCCAACTCCTACATCACATTCATCCTGATAAACTGCATCAAGATAACCCTTAATAACAATATCTTTATATCCGACAATCACACCAATGAAATTCTTTTCAACGTGCTTGTAATAGGTCTTTTCGATGTACTCTACATCTTTTTCAACAGTACCATCATTATTTCCGTCTGCGAGGTTATTGTCCATTGCATCAGCAGTTAACGTTTTCCTGTCAAGATACAACCATCTGCCGTCTTTAAATGGCTTATAAAAGCCTTTGCATTTTACTTTGTCAAATAAATTCATGACATCACCTCCGGCATGAAATCAAACAGCGTAGGCTCATCAATCTCATTTTCTGCAGCCTGCAGATAACCCACGCCATCCCGAAAATAATCCGGATTTAACTCGCAGCCTTTACCATACCGACGCATCTTAACCGCTGTCATGGGTACTGTCATAAGACCACCAAATGGATCATATACAACTTCTCCCGGATTGCTGTAACGGTTAATGATCCGCTCTACGATGTCCAACTGCAACGGACAGACGTGCATCTGTGCCCTTCTACGGCTCTGTGTGGTGTTCAGGGTACGCATCCGGTTAATATCGTCCCACACTTCCATCTGGTTCCATGATCCCGGAGCAACTACCATAAACGTTGCCGGAAGTTTTCCATCTTTATCCAGTTTCTTTGCAAGTGCTACATGTTCCTCATAACTATATACATTCTCACGGCTATATTTCCGGTATACAGCCTGCAGATTATCAACCGAGATACTTTCCAGTTCCTTTTTGCTGATAAGACGATCTCCCGAGCTTCGCCAATATCCATGAGCATCGATCTGCCATTGTGCGCGGGGATATTCTTCTTTTGACTTGGTTACCCTCTCATCTGCAAATCCCTTTGAGTGATCTGTCTGCTGTTTCCGGAAAAGCAGGATATATTCCGGACACCCCACTCCCATCTTGGTTCCATCCTTGCAGCAGTCCGACCATCCCAATCGATAAGTCTGGTTATTTTCACGAACCACATCCGTTACCACCGTTATCATTCCAAAATATTGGAAACCATGCTTCATATAATGGCTGATGCAGGCTGCATGGAACGGTTCCATCGTAGGAAATCCGGTTCCGGTCACATTGCCGAAAAGCACCCTGTCTTTTACATGAATAGCTGCCACCCTTCCCGGTTTTAAAATGCGGAGTAGTTCCGGTGTCAAGTAATCCATCTGTTCAAAGAAACGTTCCGTATTCTGGTTATGTCCGAAGTCGTTATAATTGGCACTGTACTCATAATGATTTCCGAACGGAATCGAGGTGTGGATCAGATCAACGCTGTTACTCTCCATTTCCCGTGTTTCTTCTACGCAGTCCCCATAAACCGCTGTGTAATAGGTTCCCTTTACTGTCCGTTCTTCTCTGCTTCCTTCCACTCCCATCTTCCTTTCCAGTCGTTCCACCTTATTGGCAGAGTTCAATCCGTACTTCTTTACAATCTCGATCATCTTCGCAACCATGTAATTATGATTTTTCCACTTTTCAATCAACGCTTCCTTGATCTGCCGCTCATTCTCCATATAAATGATGTAGATCACAACCGGTTCTTTCTGTAAAAACCGGTAACACCGGTGCACTGCCTGTATGAAATCATTAAATTCATAATCAATGCCTAAAAAGATTTCCTTATGGCAATATCTCTGAAAATTGCAGCCAGATCCTGACAGTGATTTCTTGGTTGCGAACAACCGGCACTTGCCATTGGAAAAATCAATCACACGCTTCTCGCGTTCGTCATAATCCATAGATCCATAAATATCTACTGCTTCCGGCAATGCTTTCTTGATTGCATTCCGTTCACTTTCCAGATCGTGCCATAATAAGAAATGATCTTCCGGTGATTCCTCAACAATCCGTTTCATTTCAGCCACGCGCTGGTCGATACTTTCACGCTTAACGGCTGCCGCTTCTTTTAACCCCTCTGCTGCTTCCTGGAACAACTGTATCTGTCCGTCACGATCTGCGGTATCTCCATAATGTACCGGTATTTCCACCCACCTCACATCCAGAGGTGGCAGATCATAGCCTTCGTCAGAATACTCTTGGTTAAGATCGGATGGTTTCGTTACAAACAACGCCCAACTGCTTACCCACATCCAGAATTCATCTTCCATGTTGGGATATAAGGTCAGGTTATTTGCCTTGGTGCTGTCTCTTTGAAAGAATCTTGTTAAGGCCTGTCCGGTATCCATCACCTCCAGGTACCCGGCATAATGAATCAGCTCCTTATACCGGTTTGGGGATGGAGTCGCTGTGGCTACCAGCTTATACGGGACATTTTTAAATTTATCAAGGAACGTCTGATAGGTTTTACTTCCAAAACTCCGTAAAACACTGGCTTCATCCAGTGAGGTTGCCGTGAAATACTCTGGCCGGATGTCTCCGTCACGTACTCTCTCGTAATTCGTCAAAACAATCCGGGATCGGCACTTTTCCACCTCTTCCATCGTCCGGCAGTACTCCGGCTTCTCATATCCAAGAATCTCTACTGCATCCCGCGTGAATTCCTGTTTTACTCCAAGTGGAAGTACAATCAATGCCCTGCCACCGCAATGCTTAACTGCCTGATAGCAGAATTCAATTTCCTGTATGGTCTTTCCCAGACCAAACGACTCAAACAGTGCACGCCGGCCACCTTTTAATGCCCACCTTACCGCATCCCTCTGATGTGGCTTTAATGCCGGATTAATATCTGCAGGATCCACTACGAATCCGCTTTCTGTCGCAAGCTCTATTTTTGATTCTAAAAATTCTTTATAATTCATTTTCAAAAGGAACCCGATATATCATTGCTCCGGCCGGAGGTTCGGCTCCTTTCTTGCTTTTTACACTTCTATGTGTTACTCTTTTATAGAGATGGAGGTGAATAAACGTGTCAAAAATCGTTTTGAAGGCGGTTTTGAATTTCTCCCTGCGTCTTGTTGCAAAAGAGCTCTAAGGATAACCGCTAAAAGTAACCTGGGAGAATAACACTTATTTGCAATTTTGCAGTACTTTAAAGACGCATACAGCAATCATCTCATTGGCACCTTATGGTGCCTTTTCATTACATAAAATCTTCTATGCTCATCTGCCCTTTACAATTTCCACCGATTGTATCCGGATCCCAACCAACTCCAATATAATCAAGTACCTTCGCCCATCCGTAATCATTTCCTTCTGTATCCTTACACAGGTGGAACATTAAGTAATCCCACTCTTTTGGATTCTCTTTGTACAAAAGATCAAACCGATGCGGTCGCTTCTCCATATGGATTCCAAAGCCACACATACTGCATCCGGTGCGCTGCGCCTTCGTGGTATATAGGGTTCCGTCCGGTTGTTTCTCTATGGTTCCGTAGATTTCCGGTATAATACTTTCCGGCATTGCAAACTGCTCTGTTATTTTCCCTTCTTTGAAGAGCCGGGCACGATATTGTTCTCTTAATCCATGCTTCCAGAGCCCGTCCATCTCCAAGGCCAGTGTCAATATATCCTGTCTGCCATATATGGCAAACGGCGCCGATCGTATCGTAGATGCTCCAAAGTAATTACAGCCGTTCATGCGCAGGCTCTTAGCTCGTCTGCCACCCTCGGATGCCATAAGTCCCAGATATGGCACACTGTTGTGCTCTTTTCCCCAATCATCACAGTTCTTTTCTTTGAGATAATAGCAACACTTGGAAGATACTGAGAAGTCCGGCTTTTGAAAATCGCATCCCTCATTTTCATTCTCATATCCACCGAACAGTTTCAGCCATCGGTGATTAAGCTTCATGCGGGAATCCTTCTGCCAGCCACCATATTCTCCGGTCTCACCAGTGATAATGGCATGGCGCACCGTTTTATTCTTTTCAGACGGATTCTGCAACAGCTCAATCTTTGCAGCTACCTCTTTGGATATAACCGGAAAACCAAACTCCTGAATCACCTTAGACTTACTCCAATATGTTCCATCCTCTCTTTTCAACGGCGGTACATTAATAATTCCAAGTGCTTTATGCACCCTCTGGATGCTTTTATCTTCCAGATACGAAGCACTGACTCCCGGTGCATCTATGTCACATATCTCATGCAAAAACAGATATAAAACGATGCTGTCCAATCCTCCAACCGAAACATGATAGTTTAATCCTCTGCGATTGCATTCTGTAGCAAATTCCTCTGCACGAATCTGTGCATATTTACGTTTAAACTCATACGGCTGCTTTTCTTTCGCCATAAAAGTAATCATCTTCTGATATGTACCAAGCCGTTTCATTCTTTCTTGTACTGATTCCATTTTTCCCCGGAGTAAAGAGCTCTTTCATGCTGGCCAGCAAACCTCTCACTCCTTTCTGCCATGTTTTTATCATGGTCTGAATCACTTTTTTCTGCGTTTTTTACACCACAGCGGACTATTAGACACCTTTTGCTCTATTAAACGCATTTCCTCAACACACAACCGCCTGTAACCCTCCTGCTTTTCCTTCCGCACCAGAATACATAATTGACATTCATCACAATGCGGGAGGTTATCTTTAATCCTCTTCCTGTAATCCCGCTGTTTCTGTCGATACAGATCCGGATTTTTCCACCATCGCCTGCGTTTCAGCAATGCAGCTATGTCGTTATTTTCCATCTCACAGTCTGGCATAGTACATTCCTCACACTTTGGATAATTACATTCCTGCAATGCCATTCATCTCCTTTTCCAACGCTGCAAAATCGTAATTGCCATGCATCATCTGGTTAAACTGAACTTTCTTACTGCTCTGTGGCTTCTTGTAATTACCCGGCAGGTAATCTGTGTATGCTCCTCTTGACAGGAAGTTATCCGGATTAAGTATGTATCTCTCCTGTGTATCCAGAATCTGCACAGACTCCGCATAATTGGCAGCGGCATCCTTAAGATCTTCCTCATCAACAGAACTATCATCAAACAAGACCTCTCTGTATGCCTCTTCTGCATTCAGAATCCGTACTTTCTTCGGGTATATCTCCCAGAAGCAGTTAAAGCCGTTGGAGGATATAGGGGGATATACTTTACTCTTCTCTACTCTACTCTGTGTATTTCCGGTATCAGAAATGTCATTTGTTCCGGAAGAAATTGAATTAATTACCACATTTTTCCTATTTACAGGTACACTAATTAAAAGGTACTCTTTTTTCAGTTCTACAACTTCCCGCTTGACTGTAGCTTTCAGGTATTGCTTCTGCACCCCGGAGGACGTAAGAATACCGTACTCTTTAAAAAGTCTCTCTGAAAAAATGTTCCTTCTGATACAGGCTTCCACTATATCTCCTAAGAGTTGTTGTCCATTCACAGTAATAACCATACCCTCCATATATTTCCTGGAGCAGTTTGACGAAAACTGCAAAGCCTTTCAGTCCATATTCAGCCTGTACCAATCTAACCTTTTCGTCCATGTGGCAATCCAATTCAAAGTAATCCAATCCTACTTTGTTTTGTCTGCCTGCCATGATCACGTCACCCTTTCAAATCTTCCACGAATAAAATCCTCATATGTGGCTTTTGCCACTCCAACCCTGCGAATGGAATTTACTCCTCTTCTTTCCTCCTGCCGTATAAAGGCATTCAGTTCGGACATCTCTTCCTTAGAATCCGTACGAGGCTGATAGTAGCCATCCCCATGCGACATATTGATAATGGGATGTTCCATTCTTGCTTCACCAATAAGATCTCTCATGGCTCTATCTTTATCCTTTACATCTGCAATCAGCCCATATTGAAAGCAAAGCTTTGTAAGCTGTTCTCTCTTAATTGCGTTTTCTTTTCCTACCGGAATAAGGTCTATAATATTAATTTCCAATATTTCACCTCACTTCATTCCTACCTACCAACTGGGGGAGCTGATAGGTAGGGTAATCTCATGGCTTTTCCGTGGTATGCTGCCATCAGATCTTAGCGTGGTTAATAGTTTCTTAAGGTGTTTCAACCATTTCTATGGTGACTTCGGTTCTGGGATTCTCCCTGTCATAACGAACCCGTGAGCCGTCCATTGACACGATAATCTTGCTGTTATCATCTTCGATCACGCCATATTTCACCAGCACATCACATAAGGCCTCATGCAGATTACAAAGATCTACACGGCGTTTTGTCGGCATATAGTAGATTGCTTCGATGTTCACCGGATAATCAATATGTAGAGGCTTTAAGAATGGCATACACTGTGCTTCATATTCCCTGTATTTCTTACTTGGTATAATCATCACCCGGTTGCCAGCCTTAATGATCTGTTGGCTGTTCTTTTTGGTTACTGGTGGTAAACCAATGGTGAATCTCATAGATAACTCCTTCCAAACTCTGATATAAAATCTGCTCTGGTCCCGTAATGTGCTTCAAAATACCTCTGTGCCATCTGTTTAAGTTGTAGATCCAATCCAGCATTAGGGACGGCATGGACACTGTAATTACTCTCGTTGTGGTATCTAGGTTCGAGTGCTACAATGAACCCGTACTTCTCACACTTCCTTCTACGCCCGTTACCAGGAAATACATGGTGTATTGCCACATTGTTGCTGCCTGTTACAAAGCAAATTCCTAAATCTTTTTGCAAGACACTGCATAATTTCACACTTTCCACCTCTCTTTCATTGCCTGTAATTCTTCCGGTGGAAGGGTTTCTATGCCAAGATCTTTGGCATCTGCTACAGTACCATCAATAAGCACTGACATTTCCTTGGTATCGTATGTATGACTCCCACGGTATATCTTGTAAAACGTTGCTGTTCCGTCATACTTAACTGGAATTGCATGAAGTGTTTCCTGCTCCCACATAAATTCTTCCGGAGCATTGGTCTTATAAAACATAGGACTCCCATCTTCTAATAAAAAAGGCTGTCCATATTTGCAGATCAATACATTCTTAGCCTTTGCTTTCGAAATAGTCAGGGCATCAGCAATCTTCCCAACCAACACATGAAAATATGCGTTTGCATCAAGGGAACGTTTCTGGCGGTACTTTTTCATTTCTACCGCCAGATCATCCAATGCGCTTACCGTCTGTAAGGCCTGTTCTGATACCTCCGTAAGTGACAGGGTGACAAGTATTCCACTTGTCATAAGATCACGTGATATTTGCTTGATCTTTCCTCTACACTGCATGTTCATCACCATACTTTTCATTCAATGTCCTGAGCATCTGCCCTACGTCATTGGCAGTGATTGTATCCATAGTCTTTCCAGCACTTAGAACCCATCCTTCCAAATTGACGTTATGCTTCTTACAGACATCCTTTAGCGTCTTAAGCTGGGCCTGTGAAGGCTTTGTCTCTTCCTGCGGAATACCTGTTGCAAATGGCTTCATTTCTTCTTTGAGCCACAAATCAAATCCCAGACCTGTATGTATGGCAACACACTTAACAAATGATCTGCACATGCTGTTCCATACTCTCTGCTGACTCATAGAATTATCCTTAACCGGATTGCTTCCATTCATCACAGGGGACTGCATCTCATATTCGTTATCATCGATAACAACCTTGATTCTCGTCTCATAACACCGATTAGTAACCTTGTTTTTGTCCTCAAATGCTACCTCCGTCATTCTCAATGAGGTTCCGGTCCGTTCATCGGGTATAGGTATCCAATACACCTTTTCAGCTCCATTTTGATGTAATAAGTCAATACATTTCGCCCAATTAAGATAAAGCAGCCCGTCTCTTTCTTCACAATATGGTACGACATCGATATTTCTCATTTCAGCATAGCTTTTAAGCATCCTCTTCCTCCTTTATCCAGTTTCCGGAATAAAACCATTCCACCAGAAGCTCCCTGAAATCTTCAAGATCCGGTAATGACACCTTTCCAAATGGCATAAATTCCTTTTTAAACGCTTCCATGTCTTGTAAGTCCGTAGTGATACGTTCCATCGCATACATAAATGCATTTTCATCCTGTATTCTTTTTCCATGCTCTGGTCCGATACCTACATACATGATCTACCTCCAAAATTTAATTCCAACTGCTTAAACGGACTATTCATCATCCTGACTTCATTGTCTCGGCGTATAATCCTCTGTCACTCTTCTTCCCGACATTCCAGACAGACACCGCCGATCATTTCTCCCGGATCGCATCTGCCATGACAGATCGGGCACTCAATCCCTTTCATATTGACATTTCCTTTCTCCTGCCTTAACATAAAGACAGGCATATATTTCCGTTTTTTGCCGTTTTAATAGTCCCGGCTCGCCAAAGTATCGGGGCTATTATTTTTATCCTTTTGCGTCTGGTATAATCTTTGCATAACAGTAATCACCATACCTTTCCGTCCATTCGTGACACCTTTCCAAACTGCTCCGAAACACATCAAGGCTTGTACCGTCCTGAATGCTTCCAACGCCATCCCCATCACTGTCAATCCCGAAGCCGGTGTCCAGGACTTCAAAATATCCAATGAAGTTCATATCAGTGTCGTACAAAATAACCAATGCACCGAGCCATTCTTTCTTCGCGGCTATGATTCCCTCCCGGACCTCACAGCCGGATGCGGTGATACTGCCCGGCGGATATGTATAACACGTGACACGCATCAGCTGCAGATCGAATGGCTCCGCTGCTTCAACCGGCAAGCTGTACAGGAGTACCAGTAACAGCATCACCAGAACCAGTAACACCGATAGGATTCTTTTTCTCATGATCTTCTCCTTTCAGCATGGAACGTACCTGCTTCCATATAAAATTCCTCTGTCTGTCTTTCGCTTCCTCTGATCCGGTAATCAGCCCGGATTCCTCGTGTGCCATGTACATCGCTCTGCTCCTTTCTGCTGGATGTAAGCAAGTAAATACTGCTCAAAATCGCCAGCACGCCTGCCGTGATATATAACTGGCTGTCCATTGCTACAACGGCCAGAAGGAATACCACAAAGGCAAATGCCTGTTTAAACCTCTTCACTCTTTTCTCCTTTCTGCTTGTCCTCTCTGTGGACCCTTCCGGGTCCTAGATAACGTATTTTTTTACCTCGTCCGTTATCGTTCCATCCTCATTTTTCACATAAACATTTGTGATCTTTACACCGCTTTGCTTAGCTGCAAGCATCAGCAATGTTCTTTTCATATCAAGTTCAAGCTCCGGAGTTAATTTAGGTATGTCACTCATACAAATACCTCCATTTCTTTATTAATTGATATGTTTCACCGCTTGTACGGCTTTACTTCTTTTTACCAAGCAAATGCATCTGCTCCTCGGCTTCACTCATTCTTACCCTTGGCATCGTTATCTCCTTTCTTTTCGCCACGGCATATAATTGCCAAACACATCACAATCGTGAAACAGATAATTAATGTCTTTGCTATAGATACCACTCTTTGTACCTCCTTCCTTTATCAATCTTGACCTCGATAGTCACTAAAGCAATGTGGCTCTTGCGGTTATCAACTCTGCGAGAGCCCTTACTGTATCAGGATACTGATTCGGCATAGTATCGTTATCCTGAATTTTCTTAGCAATCGATTCGATCGTATTGTCCACTACTTTCTTCAACTCTACTCTCTTATTTATTTCTTCAACTGCAGCCTTTCCCATCGCTCTCCTTTCTGTGCTCCAACAGCTTGTCTGCACCGTTATTCTTGTGATATAATTTTCCTTATCAAAACAGAAATTGAAAGGACATCACTTTGAAAAATTATCCTGAAAATCCTAAAGTTAATGAATATATTCAGCGCAATCAATCAATTCAAAAACGTTTAAAAAACCGTCACCAAAAAGAATGGTTTTGGTCTAAAGGAATCGTTCTCCTTAACACACTCCTCGCGCTTATTGCCGCTGTTGCATCCATCATCGCATTATTGAAATAATGGAAGCTGCGCAGGTAATCAATAAAAAAATTGTCTGCAATACTAATAATGTCCTATTCCTCATAGCTGGTCTCCTTCCTACTCCAACAGCTTGTCTACTTTTACCTTAAGCACTTTGTCGTATTCATCGCCAGTACAAATACGCAAAATATCGTATTATTTTCTGCATTTTCTCTATATATTGTGCTTTATGTCTTGACACATAAACATTTGTTCTGTATAATTCAACATGAACGTTTGTTCTTGCACAGTTTGTTGTGTGTGCCTCCTATTAAGAAAGGATGGTGCCTATGCCACAAAGAGTAAGTGTAACAAGAGAAAATTCAACCGGAAGAAATACCCACTTCCATGATAATTATTCTGGTGCGGATATGACCCGCGCCCAGTTCGTACGACAAATCAATAACGGTAATTACGAAAACTATCATGTTAGAAAAATCAACGGTGTGTATACTCCCGTTTCTAATCCTGACAGTTCCAGTAAAAACAACCTCGGTTAATTATCATCAGGCACACACACAACCTTGCAGTTCTTCTCTTCGATAATGTCTTTATCCGTAATGCTGGCAAGCAATCCACCATCTGCATCCGTAATAAGAATTTCTGAATATTCTTTATCTCCGATTTTCACGTTATTCCTCCTTCCTGTACAGCTCATTGACATCTACTCCCAGTGCTGTTGCAATATTGGGAATGTATTCTGCTAAAATGAACTTTCGCTCATTCAGCATCGAGCTAAAAAGTCTCGGGCTAAATCCTGCCTTTTCTGCTACTGCACACTGTTTAAGTCCTTTGTCCTTAATGATGCGTCTGATATTGAAAATCAATATCCTTTTTGCTTCTTTCTGTTCCATCTCTCTCCTTATTCTCTATCCATCCTTTTCTGTTGGCTGATCTGTTGTGAAAAGATAATCCAGTGAACAATTAGGAAATTCCGATTTTATTAAAATCATTTCATTCCTTTTAAATTCCGTTACCCCAGACATTTTGTTTTTCAGACTTTCATATCCAATTTTATATTGTCATTATATACCCTGTGTCGTAATTGTCAACCCCTAAAAGTAATTTTTTTACTTTATGGGGTAATTTATTGTTTACTTTGTAAATAAAAAGGTGTATTATGAAATCACATCGGAGGTGCAAATATGGGACTTACAGATAAACTCGATATACTTATGAATGAAAGAAATATGAACAAGGCAGACCTTGCTAGAGAATCCGGTGTTCCTTATACCACAATAGATGGTTTCTATAAAAAGGGATCCGATAATGCCAAATTATCTACATTAAAAAAATTATGCAAATATTTTGGTTGTACTCTCGATTATTTAGCCGATGATGATGTGTATAAGAATTCACCAAATACATTGGCTGCACATTTTGAAGGCGAAGAATTCTCGGATGACGAAATGGATGAAATTTGTCAATTTGCAGAATTTGTCAAGAACAAAAGGAAGTAAAGTCCTTTTAATAGGACTTATGGTTTGCTATTGTGAAGAAGGGTGATATATTTGACTACTTATGAAAGACTTGCCTCTTCGCCAGATGCGGAAGGCGTTACTATTTACGATTGCAAATTTCGCAGTCCCAGAATAAAAGGTCTATACTGTGATGGAAATATTGCAGTTAGTGATAATTTAGAAACCGATGCCGAAAGAGCCTGTGTCCTGTCGGAAGAACTTGGTCACTACCATACAACAGAGGGTATCATTATAGATCAGTCCTCTGCTTCCAACCGCAAGCAAGAACGAATTGCCAGAATGTGGGTCTATAACCGGCTAATAGGATTACGTGGAATTGTAGACTGCTATAATGCAGGATGTCAAAACACATATGAAATGGCAGAAACTCTTAATGTAACCGAAAATTTTCTGCTTGAAGCACTCTACTATTACAAAGAAAAGTATGGAGTATGTGCACAAATTGATAACTATATCGTTTATTTCATACCCAATATTGGCGTATGTGAAATAAGATAACTTACTAAAGGGGGAGAATCTCAATGAAATGTGAAAACTGTGGAGCCGAAGTTACAGAAGGAAGATTTTGTAATTACTGCGGTAGTGAACTGCCAAGAGAAGGAACAACAAACATAAAAGGTAATAATAATACGGTAAACACAATAAACAATTATTATTCCACACCAGAGGAACGCAATGAATACATTGAACCGGAATTGATAGAATTTATTCCAAAAGACGATTCTTTTCTCCAACGCGAGGCTTACATATACATAATTATAGTGGCACTACTATTTCTGGTATACATGGTATACAGCATTATTATTGATCACCTCATACTTTGGTATTCCATTTTTATAATCGCTCCTGCAATATATTTTTATAAAACTTATCAAAAACATAAACAAGAATTCTACGACAGCGAATACGAACGCGAGGAAAGAATCAACCGGATTAATTATAAGCGCGAATATGATGCATGGTTCGATTCTTTAAGTGAATCTGAAAAACAGACAGAACTTATGCGCCGGATGGTTGAAAAGAACAGATAATTAAAATGTATCTCTATAAAAAAAACGGCAGTTCATCGAACTGACGTTTTGGAAAAGGGGGTACAAATGACCAATGATGAATTCAAAGAACTTTTAAATTTAAAGAAACATTTCGAAACAAATAATATAGAACTTCCTACTGCTGGAGAGAAAGGAAAAACTCTCCGCATTTTATCTAATACTACCCGTGATATTTTTTTACTAGATACAGATCGCAAAAGTTCTATAACTTTAACAAAGAAGAAGGTTCAGGAGAGACATGCTAATAGTAATACAATGATGATTCGACTAGAACTAGACTGTGTTCCTCATATGTATGCAGATGGTTCCAAATCATCAAGAAACCATATCCATATTTTTGATGAAACCTGCGGAAATATTACTTATGATTTATCAGGTGAATATGGAAAATTTTTCTCAAATGTAAATGATTTTTCAACTGTATTTACAGACTTTTGTAATTTATGTAATATAGATTTAACAAACATAAACATTCAAGGTGTGATGTAATGAATATGAAATTTAAAGACGAATATATAAAATGGCTCTATGATAATACTGATGAATATAAAATAAGTGACAATGTTTACAGAATAACCTTGCCCTTTTTAAACAGAAATAACGATTGTACCGAAATTTTTATAAAACTTGATGGAGATAAATATCTGTTAACGGATGACGGAGAAACTATTAATGAATTGGAGTTATCTGGTTTTAATTTATTTTCAAGTCAAAAACGAACTGCCATTTTTAATAGAATTCTTGCAGCTCATGGAATTAAAAAATCCGATGACGGAGAATTATATACAATTTGTTCCAAAGATAATCTTCCGCAAAGAAAACATATGCTTTCTCAATGTATGATAAAAATAAGCGATATGTTTTATACAGCCAAAAATAATGTACAATCACTCTTTCTGGAAGATGTTCAAACATTTTTAGACGAAAAAGACATCCGTTATACACCAGATGTATCTTTTCCAGGGAAAAGCGGTCTTACAACTAATTATGATTTTGCCATTCCAAAATCCAAAAACGCCTCAGAACGTATTATAAAAGTTGTTAATAATATAGATCAGCAACAAACAAATAGTATTATTTTTTTATGGGAAGACACAGTACAAGAAAGACCGCAAAATTCAGAATTATATGTCTTTATGCAGGACAATGGGAAAAAAATACCTTCTCAGATTATTAGTACTATGAGCACCTACAATGTAACACCTGTTTTTTGGTCCTTAAGAGATAAGTATGTTGAAAAATTACTTAAATAACTTCGGATAGATCGTCTATAATTAAAATCTGCCCCAGTACGCCAATACCGGAGCGGAATTCGGAACCATATCGGGAAAACTGATATAGTTCACCAATGCACGTGAATTATTACCATTTTGTTGACGTCAACAAAATGGTTGACATCTGCTCTGGACGTTAAATTATGGGACAGAGACAAATTGTAAGAAACGGTTAAAATATAAATGATAAAAATTTAGGAGGAAAATACATGAAAATAAATGCAAATGGAACTGAAATAGAAATTCTGAACAATCCATCTTTTCAAGACGATTACCTATCTTTAACTGATATTGCTCGAAAGAAAAATCCATACGAGCCTAAAGATGTGGTTAAAAACTGGTTACGTTTACGTTCAACGATTGAATTTTTGGGATTGTGGGAACAATTATACAACCCCAACTTTAAAGGGGTCGAATTCGACTCCTTTAAAAACGAGTCCGGTTCCAACGCTTTTACACTAACTCCCCAACGATGGATTGAAAAAACAAACGCAATCGGTATTATATCCAAGTCTGGGCGTGGTGGTGGAACTTATGCTCACAAAGACATTGCTTTTGAGTTCGCATCATGGATTTCTCCAGAATTTAAACTATATGTTATCAAAGACTATCAGCGTCTAAAGTCCGATGAGGCACACCGTCTCGAAATTGGCTGGGACACAAAACGTGAATTATCCAAAATCAATTACCGGATACATACAGATGCTATAAAGGAATTTTTGATTACGCCGGAATTAACCAAACAGGAGAAAAGTTATAAATATGCAACAGAGGCTGATATATTAAATGTAGCCCTTTTCGGAAAAACAGCAAGACAATGGAAAGAAGAAACAGGAAATAAAAAAGGGAACATGCGTGATTTTGCCAGCGTTGAACAGCTCATCGTATTGGTTAATTTAGAAAGCATGAATGCCGATTTCATACATCAGGGTTTATCTCCTCAAGAACGCTTAAAAAAACTACGTAGTATTGCATATTATCAACTTAATTCCTTGTATAATAGCAACGCCGCTAATAGATTAAAAGACTCGATTCAAAATCAGATTGAACAGAAATAAAAATCTGCCCCAGTACGCCAATACCGGAGCAGATCAGGAACTACATCGGGAAATCCGATATAATTTGCCAAAGCAAGTGAATTATATCATTTTTCCCGGTGAAATACAAGCACCGGGCATTTTTATGCCCTGCTGCCATAAAATGTACGAGGAGGATGATATAATGATCCGTTGTGCCATTTATGACCGTGTGTCTACCGACCTGCAGGTGGAAAAGGGCTTATCCCTCGCCACACAGAAAGACGATCTCACGCAATATGCCAAAGATCACGGATATGTTATTGTCGGTTACTACGAAGATGAGGGCATTACTGCCCGGAAGAAAATGAAAAACCGTAAGGACCTTATGCGGCTTCTGGATGATGTGAAAGCGGATAAGGTGGATCTGATTCTGGTAACCAAGTTAGACCGATGGTTCCGTAATGTGAAGGACTATCACAACACGCAGGAAATCTTAGATGCACATCACTGTAACTGGAAAACCATCTACGAGGACTATGACTCTTCCACCGCTGATGGCCAGCTTAAGATTAATATTATGCTTGCGGTTGCACAGAATGAATGTGACCGTACCTCTGAACGAATCAAAGCAGTATTCCGGCATAAGGAAGCACAGGGAAAAGTGATCAGCGGACGCATGGCTCCATACGGCTATAAGGTGGTTGACGGATATGTACAAAAGGATGAATCCGTCTCGCATATCGTTGTGAGCGCGTACGAGCGTTATTTTAAGACTTTTTCCATACGTGACGTAATTCGTTACCTAAACATGAAATACGGCGAAAATGCCCCCTCTGACAACGTTATAGACCGTCTCTTTAAAAACGAGAAGTATTCCGGCTCATTCCGGGGCAATCCAAACTGGTGTGAACCTTACCTTACCAGGGAACAATACGAGCAGATCCGCACGATAGGAACTACCAAGCAGAATACCGGACAATATGAGCCTTACATTTTTACATCACTGATTAAATGCCCGATCTGCGGAAACAACTTTACCGGTTACCGGAAGAAACAGAACTTGAAAAACGGCGGTCAGAGCATCTACATAAAGTACCGGTGTGGGAATAAATTTAATCGACATGGTGGAGCGTCCATACTGGAAAAGACCGTAGAAAATTATCTGATTGAGAATATCCTGATCTTTCTGCAGCATGATATCGAAAGGCTGAAAAGCATGGCGGCCTCCGAACAGGAATCCGGAAACAATGCGAAAGTAATTCATGATGAAATGGGACGATTGAATTTGATGTACCAGAAAGGCCGTATCACGGATTCTTATTACGAAAGTCAATATGAACTGCTTGAAAAGAAATTAATGGAATTATCCACTGTATGCGACATCGAGGGTACTATTGAAAAGCGTGAAAATCTGATCTCCTTCTTTCAGGGGGACTGGATCAACTTATACCGTTCACTGGATGCTGAAAATAAAAAAATCTTTTGGAAAAAATATATTAAAGATATTCAGGTGGATCCGGAAACCCGCAAATTATGCGGTTTTCATTTTTACTGATTTAGGAGTAGTATTTCTCATGCACTGTAGAGTTCGAGCCGCACGCCACCTCTCTGGAAGAAAAGGGCGACGGCTACGTCGTTGCTTCCTTGGGAGAAAGCTCCGGCTATGTTCCTTACACGGCGTTCAGCGCAAAGAAAAGCTATATCGAAAATAATCCTGAAGTGATCCAGTCCTTTACCAATGCGCTGCAAAAAGGCATGGACTATGTTAACAGCCATACTCCGGAGGAAATCGCCGCTGTCATTGCTCCACAGTTTGACGGTACCGAACTGCAGACCATCACCACCATCGTTTCCC